CTTCGAGCATGTGGACATCCTCGAACCTGGAGCGGAAAGGCCCGTAAGGGTCATTACCGTTCCTAAGACGCTGAAGACGCCTCGAGTCATAGCTATTGAGCCTGCTGCGATGCAATATACGCAGCAAGCTATAGCTGAGTCTCTTGTAGGCTATCTGGAGGGGAAGGACAACCCCTACAGAAGCCTTATCGGATTCCGGGACCAAGACCCTAACAGGGAAATGGCTCGGGAAGGGTCCCTTACAGGGGCACTTGCGACGCTCGATCTGAGCGAAGCATCCGATCGCGTCTCCAATCAGCATGTACGTCTCCTAGTTTCTCGATTCCCCCATGTTGCACGGGGGCTCGATGCAACTAGGAGCCGGAAGGCTGATGTGCCTGGTCATGGCGTTGTACGCCTGGCCAAGTTTGCGTCTATGGGTTCGGCCCTCTGCTTCCCTGTGGAGGCCATGGTGTTTTGCACCTTGGTCTTCTGTGGGATTGAAGAAGGGCTCAAGACCCGGTTGACTCCTGGACTGATCCGTCGGTTCAAGAGTCAGGTGCGTGTCTATGGGGACGATATCATTGTCCCTGTAGACTTCGCGCGTTCCGTGGTAGGAAAGCTCGAAGATTTTGGTCTTCGAGTGAATACTCGCAAGTCTTTCTGGACTGGAAAGTTCAGAGAGTCTTGCGGTAAGGAGTACTACGACGGCGAGGACGTATCCATCGTCCGCGTACGTACAGTTCTCCCTACATCACGGAGGGACGCGACCGAGCTCATCAGCACTGTGTCCTTGCGTAACCAGCTCTACGAGCATGGTTACTGGGGCCCAGTGCGTTGGCTGGACGACTATCTGGAGAAGCTTATGCCTCTCCCGAGAGTCGCCAGTACGAGCCCGGTGTTAGGTCGCACCTCGTTCCTGGGCTATGAAGTCCATGGAATCGATCGTTACACCCATTCCCCTTTTGTCCGGGGACTGGTTGTAAAGTCCGACCTTCCAGAATCCGTTCTGGATGGTTGGGGTGCGCTGCTCAAGTTCTTCCTGAAGAGGGGGGAAGACCCCTTCGAAGACCAGGAGCACTTGATGCGTTCCGGACGTCCTATGGCCGTCGGCACCAAGCCTAGGAAGGCATCTCCCTTTTAGGAGG